CCACCTCGATATACCTTCTTTTTTAATTCATCAATTTGATCAGACGATAGAAGGGAGTGGATTTGTTGGGCTTTATCATTACTATAGCCATAATATTCCTGTATCACTTCAATTTCGTCATTCTTTTGGACTTTTGTCCATTTAGAAAAACGTTTCTTTTTTCTAACTATATTTATAAGAAAATGAAATTGTAAACGTTTGTCTAGGTGGTGATTAATATTCATTTCATTTGCCATCAAAGCGCAATCATGAAAATATGATAAGCTTCGATTGACCATAAATGCATTATATGCTTTTTCTGCGATATCATCAACCATTATATTTGATTTAGTATATGTTATATCAGTTACGAATTGGAATGGATTCATTTCCACATCTCCACACCACCAACGTAGTTATCGTAATCAATCTCGGCTTCTACGTGTTCTTTAGTGAGCTCAGATGTAGGAAGTTTATTTAAATGTGTATTATTCCAGTACAACTGAGGAACTGTTCTATGTCCTCTTTCTTTCATGAAAGCTTTAGCAAAAGAATCATAACTGAGATTGACTTCTCTATATCTGTAATCCCACTCTGCAAGTTTCTTTTTCATAATATGGCAATACTCACAGTTGTCTTGTGTATAAAGTGTTAAGTTAATTGAATTTGACATTTGCCATTACCTCCGTTAAACAAGCTACTACGTTTAATTCATGATCAGCTACAAATGCATTTTTATATTGATAGTCTGCGAGAATTAAAACAAGCTGTGGTATAGATTGTGGTTCAACGTGCTCAGACATACGATCATACAAACCACGAAATATTGCTGCTACATCAGTATCTATATTGTTAACAACCCATGTACGCATTTTCTTAAAGTCTTTACTTTTCAAATGTACAAAAAGATCATCAAAGTTTTTGGTTTCAGATACGTCTGATGATTCACCACGTTGTAATTCATTAAGAACTCTACGCCAATCAGGCGCGTGTTTCATAATAATATTAGCTAGCGCTTTATCGCTGTATTCAATATTTTCTTCAGCTAAGATTGTTTGGCATCTTACCATGAATTTTTTGCATAGTTCAGCCATATCTTTCTTAGAAGTGTTAAAATTGTACACACCACAACGAGAATGTAATGGTTCAATAACTCTATTCTTGAAATTACAAGTTAGAATAAATCGACATGTGCTTGAAAATTCTTCGATAAAACCACGAAGAGCTGGTTGTGTTGATTGTGGATTTAGATAATCAGCTTCATCAAGTATTACAACTTTAAGACCACCTGATAAAGAAACGCTAGATGCGAATTGTTTTATCTTTCCACGTAATGTATCAATATTGCCGTCTTCTGAACCATTAATCATAATCCAGTCAAGACCTAATTGATTACATATTGCTTTTGCTACAGTAGTTTTACCAGTGCCAGCTGTACCAGTAAATAACATATTTGGTACTTCACCAGACTTTACAATCTTTTCAAATGTATCAGTTAAGGCGCTTGGCAGTATACAGTCTGCAACTGTTTTTGGGCGATATAGTTCAACCCATAAGAAATCTTTTGACATTCACGTTCTCCATAATATAATAATAAAAGTGGGGAGTTAACCATGACTCCCCGCGAGTCTATTAAGCGACTAATCTTATTATCCATCAGATTCTTTTTCAGCGTCTTCCATTGCTTGCTCTTGCTCAGCTTGTTCACACAACTGAATAATCTGAATTGCTTGATCACGAAGACCACCAATAGTTGATAGTTCTTCGCCTTTAATTGCACCACGTTGAGTCATTGCATCAACAACAGCAATCATTGAACGAGCTGTTCTGTTTGATACTTCACGTAGTTGGGTAGTGGTTTCTGTCGACATTTTTTTTACACTCCGAATGTAGATGTTTTTTCAAGTGCAATCCAATACTTTACGTCTAGACTAGTATGTTTGAATTGCGAGATTAGTTTGGATGAAATTTCTATTTCGTAATCGCCTGGTAGAATTTTCAAGTTATTTGTACTCAATATAAAGTTAAACGCTACATCATTATCGAATTCACCACTTACGTCGATAGAGAATACGTTAGATGTTTTGTTTTTAGAATCAACCACAGAAAGACTGAGTACACCATCTTTGCCAGAAATAGAAATTTCAGTATGACCTAAAGCTGAAGCAGCTCGTTTGAGCTTACTTAAAGTTTCATTGTCTAATTTGAATTTCACATTTGCTTCTGGCATTGTGATATCTTTTTGCGGTGTTGTTAAAGTTTCTTCTGACGAATAGAAGTACTTAACCTTTGAGCGTCCAGTTGAATCGTTAACAATTACATAGTCATCTTCAAATTTAAGACTAGGTGCGTCAACTAGTTGAAGGACACCCATGAATTCATTCAAATCATATATACCAAAGTCTTTAGGAAAGTCGGCGTCAACTACTGCAGTTGATAGTACCGTTCTTGCTTCACTAATAGTTTTAATAGTATTCCCTGATCGAATCATCATGTTAGGATTAATGCCGCTAAAGTTTTTTAGGACATTAAGAGTATTTTCGCTGAGTTCCATTATATACCTCTTTTTAATTATTTAATATGTATATTATAACACGTTTTTGACAATTTGTAAACCTTTTATTTGATTTTTGAAAAATTCTTTTCTTTAATGAATTCAATTTTGTTTTCAAACCTACCGTCAAGTATTTCGCCTTTATGTGATATAATAAACACGTTCGTGTCGTTGCCTAAAGTATAGAGAATCTTAATTAAATTATCTACACCATCGTGATCAAGAGAAGAATCGAAAGTTTCATCTAATAATAATAAATTAGTTGAAACCGAGTTCTTCATCTTAGCAATTTGCCTCCACGTAAATAGTAAAGCCAAATCGATTCTTTGTTTCTCTCCCTCAGAAAATGAATCATATGTAAATTCATCTCTGTGTCGAGACTTAATTGTTTCTACGAATTCTTCGTTTAAATTAAAGTTAGCGTAAAAATCTAGAATTTGCAAATACTTATTTATTAACTGATTCATTACTGGCAAATATTGCTTAATAATTTTAGTTTTTATACCAGTATCTTTTAACATCTCTGCAATTGCTAGTTTGTAAGAGTATTCTTCGTTTAATTTAATCTTAGAATCATGTTGATCTTGTAATTCTTCTTTAATTGATGTTAGGTCTTTATTTGCTTTATTAAGATCAGCAGACACATCTTTTTCTAAAAACTTTTGGTTATCAGATATATCTTTTTGAATACGCGATATCTCTTGTGAGTTAGAAGTCAGTTTATGTACTTTATCTCGAAGCGTTGAAAGTACACTAGTCTGTTCTGTAATTCTTAATTCTACTCCTTGGCCTTCAACACCTATTTTTTTAAGATCTGATTTACCTTTATCGCGATCTTCTTCTGTTGTGAGCAAAATCTCAGATTTATGGCTATCTGAAATAGATTGATCACACACAGGACATTCGTCATTCTGCTTAAAAAAGTTTACGCGTTCTTCTAAGTTACTAATATGTGTACGCCTGTCTTGACTTTTAAGCATTAAACCTTGTCTCTTATCTTGCAACGATCGTAATTTTTGTTCAGATCCAGACACCGATTCAGCAAGTCCTACGCTAAGTTCACTATTTTCAGCCTGTAATTGATCGATAGTACTCTGCGATGCAGATATTCTAGATTCATAATTTTTCTTATTTTCTTCAGTTAAAATCGAAACATCACCTATATATTTTTTTTGAGTTTCAACTTTATTTTTTGTAAGATCAATTTGATAATTTATGTCTTTTATATTTTCTCTTAAAGCACTAGTTTCTTCTTTTAGTAATTGGTTCATTCTCGAAAATACACCAATATCAAGTAAGTCTTCAATAACTGATCTACGAGCATGTGCATTCAGTTGCATAAAAGGTACAAAGTTAGATGAACCTAGTACTACAACTTGATGAAATGATTTATGATTAAGTTTAAGAATGTTTTGTTCTAATATACGTTGATATTCTTTTGAGTGCGATGATTGATTAATCATTTCACCATTTTTGTAAATTTCAAATATGACTGGCCTATCACCACGTTTTATTTTAAAGTGCGCAGTGCCAACTGTAAATTCAACTTCAACTAAGCTACCTTTACCGTTTATTGAATTTATGAGTTGTAACTTACCAATCTTTCGATGCGCTTTGCCAAATAAACCAAAAGATAAAGCATCTAGAACAGTTGATTTACCAGCACCATTTTGACCAACAATTAACGTAGTTTTGTGTCGTGTAAAATCTATCTCAGTAAAATTATTGCCGGTTGATAGAAAGTTTTTATATTTTATATTTAAGAATTTTATCATACTATTTCTAAAGCTTGGGCCTGAGTCATCAGGTCTCTCATCATTACTTTGATCTTGTCTTTATCAAGATCAGTGTCAACACCGTCAACGTAATCATCCATTAAACGTGGAGTATCGTCGATTTGTAATCCTTCATCTTCAACATTTTCACCA